GCCGCCTGGCGGAAATCGTCGGGGTTGATGGACTAGGCAGGCAACGTCTGCGGATCGACGCCGGCCTGAACGGCCACACGGCCGATGTAGTCCGCGACAAAGGCCTCCTGTGCTTTCTGAACGAGTTGCGGGGGGATGTCCGGAATCGGGGTGGGCTCGATGGAGTAAGGCCGCTCACCCGACGGCAGCATGA